TGTTTATGAGTGATGACGAATATGATTATCGTCAGAACGCCCGCTTGGTGGATGTGCTTACATCCAAGGATATGCGTACTGCAGCCAAGGGATATGGCGTTGATTTGGACGATGATCAGCTAAAGGAATTGGAGGATTTTAAAAAGGTGCTACAGAACGCTCCTACGGAATACTTCGAGACGAAATTTGAACGCCCCGTGACACTGAATGAGTTCGCCGCCGCTGTCATTCCCGATGACCTTGCCGAGGATTTGTACGGGAGATTAAAGGATAGCGGTCTGCGCCTGGTGCAGTATAAGCGAGGTGATGAGGCCGACCGTAAGCGTGCTTTGGAAGAGGCCAGCAATGAGGAAGGTATCCGTTTTAGCATCCGTCCCAACGAACCGCCTAAGAAGACGGGCATCGGCTATAAGGTGTTCGTGCTGGGTAAGGACGGCAAGCTCTACCCGCCCATGGTGGCCAATCCTGGCGGAAAAGACACTCCCGTGGGCGTGTGGCTGGACGCTGACGCCGCTCCCGTGGTGGGCCAGAGCAAGACGGGACGCCCCAAGGTGAAGAGCGGTGGAAAAGGCACGCAGGGAGGCAGCGGGCAACTGGCTTATCGCCCCGGATGGCATCTGGGTGAGATACCTTATGCCCTGCAGTTCAATCGCCGTGACCCGCAGACGGGTGAGCGTGCGCTCTTCCCCGACAACTTTGTGTGGGCAGAGGTGGAGTATGCCAACGATGTGGATTATCAGAAAGAGGCCACCAGTTACGGCATGAATGAGAACGGCAAGTACCAGCACTCGCTGGCTGGCCTGCCCCGTGTGCCGGAAAACGGCTCGTACCGCTACCGCACGAATCCCGATCCAAAGACTGATGAATGGATCATTACCGGAGCCATGAAGGTGAACCGCATCCTTCGCCCGAGCGAGGTGGATGAGATGGTGCAGCGCGCGGGGCGCAAGCCGCAGCCCCGACAGGAAGGCTCGGTGACTGACGAGCAGGTGGACCGCCTGAACCAGCAGTTCCCCAAAAGTCGCTTCATCGGCGAGAAGGGAGCAGAGAGCCTGGATTATTATGAAGAAGGAACCCTTCGCATGGATAATCTCCGTACAGCCCGTCAGATGGAAGATGAAGGCAAGGACGCCAAGGCTATCAAGCTGGCCACGGGTTGGGAACGTGGAGCCGATAAAAAGTGGAGATACGAGCAGCCGGACTTCAAGATAAACTTGTATATCAACGCCAGGGATAAAGACTGGTACAAGCGCTTTGAGAAGCTGAGAAAGCAGGAGCAGGAAGGCACGCTAAAGAAGGAAGACGAACAGGAATTGGACGAGCTAACGGACCAATGGATGGATTATCAGGAGGAGATACTCAATGATAAAACGCTCCGCCTGCCGGATGTATTGGACGACAAGGCTCTTTTCAATGCCTACCCCCGAGAATTGGGACTGATGAGGGTGGAGTTCGTAGACGAATTAGGCGGAGGTATAAAAGGCGGTTATAATGCCAAAGACAACAAGATAACTATCGTCACATCCAGTAGGGATTGGGACAAGACTCTCGTTCACGAGATTCAGCACGCCATCCAAGCCATTGAGGGATTCTCAAAGGGAGGTTCTCCCTTCGGAAATACCCCGCTGACCGAGGATGACCGCACTGCCCTGAAAGCTGAACGCGATGCCGCTGTGAGTAACTTAAAAGACCTGCTGCAGCAGGGCGCTGAGACAAGAAAAGCTTTAGATGAGGTGCGTAGTCAGTACCAAGCGCAGCTGAACACGCCATTTGACGAAAACAGCCGTGAAGAATGGGAAAAGAAGACTAACCAGCTCCATGAAGAGCGTGTCCGATTGGGACGCCGCCTAATGCAGTCAGTACATGACGTAGAAGGTGCCAGACTCCAAATACAGTCTATCAATGACAAGTTGAAGCGAGGAACCAAAGAATTGGGTTATAAAGGTTATCACCAATTAGCGGGTGAAGTGGAGGCCCGCAACGCCGAGGCTCGTATGGGATTGACCGATGAGGAACGCCGTCAGAGTCTGTCCAGCGAGACCGAAGATGTGGCGCGCGAAGATCAGATTTTCCTTGAAAGCGCTTTGTCGGGTGATCAAAAATCTGTAGATTTGCAGCGTAATGACCACATGGATGCAGACACGGAAGAAGGTATTCAGGCCATCACCTCGTATTTTTCGGAATTTAAGAAGGTAGCCCCGCACCTGGCGGAGCCCGCATTGATAACGAAAGAAGAGGATATTGAACGCTATATTCCCGCCAATATTCCCGAGGAACAGCGGAATAAGTTCATCAGCCAGTTGAAGGATGAGATGAGACGTCCCGAAGTGATAGCCGCCTACTTCCCTCCTACGGGACAGGTATTGGTTTTCGCCAATCACGGGACAGTCAGGGAGGCGCGTAACGCCATCTGGCACGAGAATACCCACCGGGCTTATGACCTGATCTTTGATGACACGCCCAAACAACGCGCGCTCCTAAAGAAGGCCGCCTCACAGGTGGAAAAACTTTACCCGGACATCACCCACTTCGTGGATACGCATTACAAGTTGGATATTGCAAATGAAAAAATCGCCTACTACGTGGAGCGACTCGTCTCTGACTTAATGAATAAAGGATGGCTCGGCCGCATAAGCAACGGCCTTGACTACACCAAGGAGTATAAGGAGCTTGGCGAAGTGGTGAACGCTATAATAGAGTATTTGACAAGAGAAAAGATTTATGATGGACAAAAGCAAAGAACCTATCAAGGTGACGGAGGATATGCACGAACGCATACGCCGGAGTTTCGCAGAAGACCTCAAGCGGGGAGCGGTGAAGATGTACGCACGGATTCAGACCGAGCCGGAATATTGGGACGGGAATCCGGAGCCAGACGAGACTACACGCAAGAGACAAGAGTCAATCTTGGCCGAGCAGAAGGAGTCTTAAGACCGCATCTGAAGAAGACCCATCTGTGGCTGGACGGAAAGGAAGCCGCCCACATGCTGCAGCAATCCGGGCATGACCCCAAGGTTATCAACGGCCTGAAGGAGGCCATGGACTACCCTGCGGCGATATTTACAGACAAGGGTGAGAGGACGGTACTTGTCATGCTGGGAGAGAACGGCAAGCGTTTCCCCGTGGAGGTGAGTGTCGGCCAGGAGGGTGACGTGCATCTGGACACCAACCCCAAGGAGGTCCTTGACCGCCTTGGGAAAGGTGCTTTCAGCTTACTCGACTCCAAACAGATGGATGAGTTTGTGAACGCGCAACCTCTGACAGACGCTGAGAAGAAGAGATGGAATCGATTCCTCTCCCGTTACGACACGCATGATGCGGCAGATCCATACGCTGGCTACGGTTCCACGCTGCGCCTTTCCCTTCGCAAGCCCGAACGCCGTGAAGGGGAGACCTTGGCAAACTTCTACAAACGTGTGGCCAAGTATAATGAAAGGCTGCAGAAGGCCAAGGCGGACCGAAGTGTGGAGCGGAATGACGAGCAGGAAGACACGCTGGACGAAGAGTTAAGCGAGCTTTCCGAAGAGATGATGCAGCACCCAAGCCCCCGACAGAAAGAGGGTGAGAGTGACGCGGACTTTGCTGTGCGCCAACGCGACTATGAACAGTGGGTGAACGAGCGCAAGCCGCAGATAGAGCAGCGCATGAGAGAGCTGCATGAGCAGTTGCAGGAGAGAGCCGCCACCCAACGAAGCGAGGAGATGGACGAGTTTGAAGCCCTGCACAGAGACGAGCGCCCCTCTCCTACCGCTCCGGAGGGCACAGAACCGGACCACCCGGACAATGTGAACAACTTCAGCGAGGAAGAGATGCGTGAGATGCGTCAGGACTTCGAGGAGAAGATGAATGACATGAAGATTCTGACCACCAAGAAACAGGCAAAGCGGGACATCCGACAGGAAATCATCGAGCGCCGCCGTTACATCGAGACCAGCAACCTGGAGGATGCCTTCTTCGTGGATGAATTGAAGAAGGTGGCCAAGTCAAAGAAGGTGCTGCAGGCGATACCGGACTACATCGAAGGCACTTATACGGGTGAGGTGACGCCGGAGCTTACGGAGGCCGCAAAGAAAGTGAGTGACTGGTTTGAGGAGGTCTATAACCTGATGGCGCAGGAGGGTGTGCTTTATGACGCTCCACATATTCAGAACTACGTTACCCATATTTGGGACTGGAAGCGCAGCCCCAAGGAGGCGCAGGAGCGTTATAATAACTACGTGAACACGATGCGTATGCGGTCTCCTTTTACCAAGCACCGTGTCATCCCGTCCTATGCAGAAGGCAAGGCCATGGGTATGGTACCCAAGTATGATGATATCACGGGTATCATCACTGAATATGGTAACTACGCTACCGAGACGATAGCCAATCACCGCATGGTGGAGTTTCTGAAGAACTTCAAGGTATTCGTGCCCGGCGGGAAGGATAATCTGCCGATGGAAATGGACCTGATTGTGAAGGATAGCGTAAAGGATCCTATGTACTCCCGCATGAATCATACGGCGCTTGACGGGTACAAGGTGTTAACCTCGCTGAAACCTGCCATCGCACCGATTTTCGGCGACCAGCGCATCCTTGACCACAGCCAGATGAGTGAACTGGCCAACAAGCTGACAAACGGACTCTGGATAACCAGCTCGCTGATGAAGAAAGTGGCGTTATCGTTCAGCTTCTTCCACCACGGAGCACTGACTGAGACCGCCATTGCCATGCTGAAGCCCTGGGGAGCGGGCAAGGTGATTGCCAAGAACCTGATATGGGATACCCTCACCAAGGGAGGCACCCCTGCATTGAATGACAAAGAAGCGACCAGAGATGCCGTGAATCACCTGGTGTCACTGGGTGCCACGAACGACTACTCCACCGCCGATATACAGAATTTTACCACTCAGATCCGCCGGTTTATGGAGGATAAGAATATCCCCGTAGCCAAGCAGGCAGCCCAGTTATTGGATTTCCTGAACACAGGCAGTGACAAATTATTGTGGGACGTGATTCACGACGGATACAAGATAGCTTCTTTCAAGAAGATGGCCAAGGAGATTCGCCGTGAGGCCCAGCGCAAGGGCTGGACTGACCGCCAGACAAAAGACGCACTGGATGAGGCCGGCCAGTTGGTGAACGACACATTTGGAGGCTTACACTTCGACATCCTGGGCTATTCACCCAAGAATGTACGCATCATGCGAGCCCTGCTGCTGTCTCCTGACTGGACACTGGCCACCATCCGGCAGGCTCTCTCACCGCTGGGTTATGGACGCCTGTACGACGACAACGGTTTTTGGAAACAGCTTGTGAAAGGCACCCCGGCCGAGCAGACCCGCAAGAAGTATGGGCGCCAGTTCTGGTTGACCGCCGGCATCTTCTTCTACACCCTGATGAACGGATTGAACGCCTACTTCCGTGTAAAGGACGAGGAGGAGCAGAAGCAATTAGCCGATGAGATGCGAAAGACAGACAAGGAATACCGCTCACCTTACGAGCTGGCCTATCCTGAGGGAATGAAATGGTATGACTACACCATGCCGGGTAATACGCTGGGACAACAGACCCACCTGTTTACCGGACGTTATGAAGACGGTACAGAGAGCTATGCCCGCTGGGGCAAGCAGTTCCGTGAGCTGCCCGAACTGTTCTTCGGACGGGACGGACTGAGCTTCCCCGGCCCCATGATTGACAAGATGGCGGGCAAGGCCAATCCGTTAATGGCTGCGACCTTTGAGTTTATCAGCGGACACAGCCTGAGCGGATGGGAGAATCAGGACATGAAGGACAAGCGTGGCTGGGAGAAGGATGTTTCCCGCCTGTATATGTTGTCCAAGAAATTCATTCCCTATTCTTTCCCTACCCAAGAGGACAAGGACTTTATGTGGCTGGATTTGGTGATGCCCTCTTCCAAGGGATTCACTCCCGGAAAGGCTACCACGTACTTTGAGAAGGCCGTCAAGAGCGGTGACTTCAATTACGTGGCCGCTGTATACAAGGCTTGTGTGATGAACAACTTGGATCCGGAGAAATTCTTCAACGTGGCCAAGGCGAAGATAGAGGCCGAGGCGAAGAGCGAGCAGATGGAAGGCATTGAGACCGTGCAGGACGCCATGAAAGCCTTTGACCAGACGAAGGACATGAAGCAGCGCAACCGCCTGAAGCAATTCATTGAGAAGCAGACGGGCACCCAGGACTATCATGCCATCAGCCAGGCCGAGATGGTGGAGAAAGCCCGTGAGGTGCTGCAGGGAGAGGACGTCAAGGCAACGGGTGATGAGAGCTATCTGCAGCGTGCCCGCTCGGAGGACGTGATGGAGGACTACCGCCTGAAAAAGACGCTGGCGGGCCTGAAGAGATACCATGATACGTATCGTGAGGCCCAGCAGAATGATCCGGAGGCCGCCCGCCGACTGTATGAGCAGCAGCGCATGTATATCGACGGTTATCAGCTGACATCCCGTTACCGCTCGGCGATCAATCGCCTGAAGAAGACGCTGGGCAAAAACGGCTCGGATGATGAGGCCATCATGAAGGAGATCCGCCGCCTGCGCAGTGAATGGCGCGGGCAGATGGATGAGCTGGAGAAGAAAAAGTAACGCTTCTTTCTATATATCTTTTTGTGTTGTGTGTTTTTATGGGAACGCCCCGACAAGAATAGAATCCTTGCCGGGGCGTCTTCGTTATGAATGGAGTATATGAAAAAGTGCCTTTACGACCAGTCTGCGGAGCGGCGGGTGAAGTTGGAAATACGGGCGTTGAGCACATCGGACAGTTTCTCCACGTCAGCATCCACTTTCTGTCCATACAGTTGCGCACGTTCGGGGAACTGATTGAAGAGCACGGCGCGCATGACGTAATCCACGATGAGGCGGTGAGCGTAACTCTTCAGCGTTTCCGTCACGCCTACGTTGAAACTTTCCGGCAACGACAGGCGCAACTCGTAATAACCGAAATCACCCCACATATACTTGATGGTGACCGTAGTGGACGGACTACCCACCACGGTAAGCTGGGTAGCTGACGAGGGTGTGTAATCCACCTCTTTCATTCCGTTGACCGTAGCTACCGTACTCGTCCCATCCTTGATGGTGACCTCAGCGGAAGAAGTGATGCGCAGGATATACGGTGTATTGGCCGTCATATTGAAGGTATCCTGCGTACCGGAGGTACTTGGCTTGACGGAGTTTATCGAGGTGGACATCTCGTTAATCTTCTCCAAGCGGTTATCATCCGTGTCACGTCCAAGCACCAGATACTTCTGACAATGACGTTTTACCTCGCCAAAACCTTCGGTCATGGCACGGGCCACCACAGGCTTGATTTCGTCATCATCCGGTGTCATGATGCGGGCCCCGCTCTCCTGCGTCTCCTTGGACTGCTGCAGGATAGCTCCAATCATATTGCTTTCCACAGTGATGTCGTCAGCAATCTGCTTTTTTAAAAGCTTGATTTGAATTTCTCTCGATCTCATATCCTATTTAAATTAAAAAATGACATTATCTTTCGTATCCCAGCGGAAAGGGCCGGTCCTCTATGGGCAGCGTGCCATCCGGATTGGAGACAAAGTAATGACGGCGAACACGTGTAGGCAGCTGCTCTTTCTGACGGGTATCATAAACGGCTGCGCCCGAGCGGTCTATTACCTTTGAAGAGGAACCTTCACGCTCCCGGTATCTTTCCGCGTCCAGCTTTTGGGAAATCTCATCCTCCGAAGTTCGAGTGCCGTAGGTTTCCACAGTGTCACTTTCCGGTATTTCATTCTCCGAGGTGCGAGTGCCGTAGGTTTCCGCTGCGCTGCGCTCAGGAATCTCGCTTTCCGAAGTACGGGCATCGTAAGTTTCCGCAGCGCTGCTCTCGGGTATTTCATCCTCCGAAGTGCGGGCGCCGTAGGTTTCCGCTGCGCTCTCTACAAAAATCGAGCTTTCAGCGGTGCGGCTTTGGAATGTGCCGGTTCCATCCTGCTCCTCCATCTCCTGTTCCGAGGTGCGACCCTCAAAATCGGAGACAGTTTCCTCTGCAATGACGGAAGCGGTTTGCTCCGCCCTCAGGCAGTAATGGTTCATATCCACCACTTCACTTACTGACGCCTCGTTTTGCTTGCCGGAATAGGAAGATACGCCCGTTTCGTCAGGCAAGGCTTTTTCCGAGGCTCTCTTGGAGGCGTCCTCCACTTTCAAGCTGGAAGGGATCTGCTCGGCATCCGCTTGTCGAGCATCAAACGGAGAGGTGGCATCCGCCTGTCGAGTATCCGCTTCCTCGGTGCGGGCCGTGTAATCCTCGTCAGTCAGACGAAACGCCTCACGCTGATCCAGCGCGTCCGCCACCTTGGCCAGATAACCCGCCGCACTCACCTTATGGCCTTCCGCCAAGGAAGCCGCAGGCGTATTGCCCAGCCAGGCTGCTATCACGTACTCTGCCAGAAAGAGACGCAGGGATGTGGCGATGAGACCCGAGACGGTATCATCCGCCCTGAGTGGCTTTTTCAGGTCGAGCGTGACACTGGATCCAGAAACAGTCAGGTCGAGGTCCGCGCTGGAGTTTAGCTTACGACGCAACTCACCTTCAGCCTCGCTGACGCCCGCCGAGAGATAGATTTCCAACACCTCCTGATTGTCTTCCGTGGCCGCCACCTGCGCATAGTTATCCATACCCTTGCCCAGAATGGCGGTAAGGGCATAAACCTGCTTATAGACCTTGCTATTTGTGACTGTTATCCGCATGATATACCCATTTGATGTTTCTTTGCATATTTCTTATACTCTTCAAAGGTGTTATCATACTCCTTTTTCCGGTTTTTCTTATCCTCGCTATAAGGCCTGAAATAAGCTATATCCTCCAGAGTACGTCCCCAATTACCATGGAATCCGATGCCCCGGTCATCCACATAGATATCGGCGAGGGGTTTGCCTGGGTTGGCATCATCGGGTTGGTCGGGGTTCTGGTTGATGGCGTCATAAGGGATGCCATTGTCGGCAAGATACTTCTTCAGTTTGGCCGTGGCTTTACGTGTGGTGAAGATGATCAGCGTGTAACCGTTCTTCTTCAGCACCTCCATCGCCTCTTTGGCTCCCTCTACGGGCTGGCCGAACACGTCCGTCTCAAACTCCGGGGTCACTTGGGCGATGCACCCATCAAAATCAATGCAAATTGTTTTCTTCATAAAACATCGTTTTTGGCAAATATACACATATTACCCTACAGGGAGGCAATAAAATGAAAAGGTGTTTTCATTATATTGCATATCACCTCCCGAAGAGCTTACTTTTGCTCAAAAGTAAGATTCAATATGGCAGAGAATGAAAGAATAAGTGACTCATTGCTTTACGAAAGAAGAGGGTTTGACGGCGTAAGGCGGAACGAGCGTTGGCTGCAGGTGGCCTATAACGCCCACTGCCGACTTGAGCCCTTCAGAAAGATGAGAGCCAAATGCAAGGCCTTTGCCTACGGACAGCAATACGAGAAGACCACCATCACCTACAACGGGCGCACGATGACCAAGGAACAATATCTGAAGGAACGGGGCATCCCCGCCTTGCAGACAAACATCCTGGGCAAGATAAAGCGTGTGGTACAAGGACAGTTCCGCTCGGAGAGCGCCACACCTGTGTGCAGCGCCACGGACCCCGAGGAAAAGGAGTATGCCGAGGTGTGGTCCGCCCTGCTGCAGCAGAACATGAAACTGAACGGCCGCAGCGAGAAGGACGCCCGTACTTTTGAAGAGTTTCTGATCAGCGGACTTTCCGTATACAAGATATCCTGGGCCAGAAGAAGGGGCAAGCGGGATGCCTGGGTGGACTATTGTAACCCCAATTTTATCTTTTTCCCCCACAGCCTGAACATTGAGCTGGATGATATCCGCTTCTGTGGTATGCTGCATGACTTCGACTTCTCGGATATCCTGGCCATGTTTTCCAAGAGCCCCGCCCAGAGCAAGCGGCTGGCGGAGATTTACGAACACTGCCTGGACAAGGAGTACATCTCCTCTCAATACAGCGTGGACACACGGAACAGCGAGATTGAGCATACCCAGTTCTACTGGCCCGCCGAGTACGGCAAGTGCAGGGTTATCGAGTTGTGGACCAAGGAGCGGCGTGAGGCATGGCTTTGCGATGACCCCATGGAGAGTGAACCCTACTTTGTGCCCATCAATCAGAAAAGTGCCATCGAGGCACTGAACGCACGCCGCCTGGAGATGAATATCAAGCGCAACCCGGACGGGACACCCATGACGGACGAGACAGGGCAGGTGTTGACCTTCGTACCGGAAGAGGAATACCGAAAGCAAGCGCTGATCACCTACGAGTGGAGAGTGGAGACCTATTGGTATTACCGCTATCTCTCGCCGGACGGGTACGTGCTGGAAGAGGGCAAGTCTCCCTACTGGAATGGTGCTGAGAGCTTTCACCCGTTCGTATTCAAGCCTTACCCCTTCATTGACGGGGAGTTTCATCCGTTCATCTCGGAGATCATCCCCAGCCAGGAGTATTTCAATTACTACATGGTGGCCCTGGACTTCTATATCCGCAACGCGGCCAAGGGCGTGTTGATGATAGACAAGGAGAGCTTGACAGACGATATGAGATTGGAGGACATCGCCGAAGAATATGTGAAGTCCAACGGTGTGATACTCTACACCTCGAAGAGACGCGGAGAAAAGCCTTCTGTGGCCACGGCATCCTCCATCCCTGGAGGATTTGACTACATCATTCAACTGAGCCGATCGATGGTGGACGATGTAAGCGGCGTACAGCCGGCACTGCAGGGAAAGGGACAAGGCAGCGAGAGCGGCGTGCTGTATCAGGCCAAGGCCACACAGGCCAGCTACTCCATCCTGGATCTGATCAAGTCATACGACTCATTCCTGGAGAAGGTGGCCTACAAGGTGGTGAAGGTGATGCAATGCTTCTATACGGGAAGAAAGATGGTGAACATCAGCGGAGAGGCCGTGCCTTACGACCTGGACACCATCACCGATGTGGACTTGGACATCAGCATCTCGGAGGGTTCCGACAGTCCGGTATACCGTGCGCTGAGCAACCAGCTGCTGCTGGATGAGGTTCACCGTGGCGCCCTGCCGCTGCGTCAGGCATTGGAGGCGGGCGACTTTGCCAACTCCTCGAAGATTATCGCCGTACTGGACCGTTATGAAAGACAATTACAGGAGCAACAACAGCAGATGGGGCAAGCCCTGCCTGCCAATCAAGCGATGTAGCCTATGAAACTAAATGAAGACAATTTGTCAAACAACCTGGTGCAGGGCGGCACCTCCATGGTGCTGACTGCCTATTTACAAAGTGTGTATATGGAAATGCTTCCTTGGTTAGTGGCAGCCGTCCCCCTGCTGATTGGGGACTTGTACTTCGGGGTGAAGCTGGTACTGTTCCGGCATGAGAAGCTCCGTCTTCTGAAAGCCGTATCCATGACCCTTGACAAGGCGTTTTCTTACGTATGCTGGGTACTCATCAGCACCACCCTGAGTGTGGCCTTTCACATGGACGCCATCAAGTACATGATACTGGCCTTCATCTACTTCCGTGAGGTGATCAGCTGCTTCAGGAACTACTTCAACGCCAAAGGATATGACGTGGACGAGCGGGGACTGTTCAAACTCTTATGGAGGAAGGTGATAAAAGACGGTGCGGAGGTGGCGGATGAGGCCAGCCAAGTGATTAAAAAGAAGGAGGAAAAGAACGATGACAAACATTGACACAATCATCATCCATTGCTCGGCCACTCCCGAAGGGCGTGACATCAAGGCAAAGGATATTGACGCCATGCACCGACAGAAGGGATGGGCGATGATAGGCTACCATTATGTGGTGGACCTGGACGGCACGGTGGAGGTGGGGCGCCCGGAGTATATGACGGGGGCACACTGCGCCAACAAGGACGCCAAGGGCGTCTCGTATAACCAACATTCGCTGGGCGTGTGTTACATAGGCGGCACGGATGACAAGGGCAAGGCCAAGGACACCCGCACGCCTGAGCAGAAGAGGGCCCTCAGGATACTGGTGGGCAAACTCTGCAAGAAGTATAACATCCAAAACGTGCTGGGGCACCGTGACACCTCGCCGGACAAAAACGGTGATGGAGAGGTGGAGCCTGAGGAGTGGACGAAGATGTGCCCCTCATTTGACGTGCGCAGTGAGTTTTCCGGTTTATTAAATCCCGTCTTATTGTGATGAAAAGAGCATATATCGTATGGCTGGCACTTCTGTTGACGGGGTGCGGCAGCAAGAAAGAGATGGTGTACGTGCCTGTGAAGGAAACGGAACAGGTGACCATCGAGCGACATGACACCACGGTGGTGGAGCGGCTGGTGCCTTATTACAGCGAGCAGAAAAAAGCCCGGCGTGACTCGTCACACCTAAGCAACCCTTACGCCTACAGTGACGCCTGGTGGGACGGTGATACCCTTCGTCACACGCTGGGTATCTGGCCCTGGGCGAGCCTGACGGTGACACTGCCCACCTATAAGGAGGTGTTTACCCGTGTGCAGGAAAAGCCTGTGACAGTGACGGAGACCGTGGAGAAGAAGCTGACGCTGTGGCAGCGAGCGCGATTATGGGCTTGCGTGCCTTCAGTCCTTATCAACCTGGTACTGCTTTTTTGCCTTTATAGAAGGAAGATTCGTCTGATTTCATAGCGGCCGCTGAAAAGGAGCCGCCCTCTCCCCCTGCCTTACCTTTTGTAGAAGTTCCGAAAGGAGGGGAGAGTGAACTACGCTGATTGATTGCTTGTGGGCGGCATCCGCCGTCTACAACAATCGACCGGCGTATTTTGTTTATATCAAACGAAGAAAATATGAAAAAAGACGAAGTTTTTCTCTATGCCCTGCAAGCCACCTGCGAGGTGACTGGATTGGAGGCCCACGTCATCCTGGACGGAAGGGATGAGGACGCCAGTGACGCCCGATACGTGTTGGTAATCACCCTGGGGCACCTGCTCTCAGACACTGATATGGCCCGCCAGATGCACCGCACCAAACAAGGGGTGGGCCATATCCGAAGGAACGAGAAGAAGGGCCTGAAATGGCTGGTGAGAAGAAATCTGCAAGAATTGGGAAAGCGGATGGAAAACCTTTGCTTGGGTAAAGGATGAGGCCATTGTATCTTTGCCGTCGGTGGGCAATGTCGCCCCCGCTAAAACGTATCACTATGTCAGATATGACCTTTCAAGATTTCGCTACGATGCAGGAAATGACGCATCAGCGCACCCGTGGGTGGAGCTCAGCGACCGCTCTGTGGGTGATCGCCGCCGTGATTGTGGTGGCGTTCTTTGTGTACAACTGGAGTCACTCATGCAATGAGAAGATTCAGTTTGCCACCGGACTGGCCAACATCACAGGCCGCGTAAATGCCCTGGAGCCCGCCGTGACGGCTCATGGCAACAACCTGTACGCGCTGAATGGCGTGACCGCTGCCGCCGTGCAGGGTATCGGCGACGCCAAGCAGAACTTTGCCGAGCAGATTTACGAGTTGAACAACCAGGTGTTCTACGGCCGCAGAGGAAGCTGCAACGGCTCGAGTGGCAACGGACGCCAGTTCACGCAGACCTCCAACTACACGCTGGCCTCCCAGGCCGTGGCGGTAACGGAGTCATGCGGCGGATGCAGCTGTTCTTAACGGTTTAATCCTTTCACAAGAGAAGTATGAGATGGGGGAGCGGGCGCAGGACGCCGGAGGAATTGAGGTTCACCACCCGTGGGGAGGCTTTCGCCTTCCTACTAAAGGAGCGGCTTGAAAAAGGGGATGACGCCCTGGAAGCGGCCGAGAAGGCGAACCACTTTGCCGAGCTGTTTGCCCAGAACATGGGGCTGCCCGAGAAGACGGAACCGCCCGTAAAGGGGTTGGATAAGTACCTGCAGACCGTGGACAAGGTGGTGTGTTATTGTGACCAGCATCCCAAGGCCGTGGATATGCTCACCGGAGTGGCCACCTTCCTTGTGGGCGCGCTGGCGGGTAAGACCGTCGAACAGGCCACGGAGCCTCCCGCCCCACCCGCCCCACCCATCGACTTCGACAAACTGGAATAAGCCATGTACAAGAAAATTTTTATCGCCGTAGACTGCGCCGATGATGCCGAGAAGGAAGAGGTACAGCGGGTGATGAACGAGATGAGTAACATGCGCCTGGCCAACGGAGGACAGCTGCTTGCCGCCTACCCTTACTTTGCCCAGCACCGTGGAGAGCTGACACAGCTCTTCCGACTGGTTTCTGAGGGAGGTGTCAAGAGCCTCATGAGCGCCAAGGGGCTTAGTTTGATAACCCAATTAGCGAAACGATGAGTAGACTGGATAAACAATGTCCGGAAGACTGTGCCCGCTGTGAGTTGCTGGAAAGCGGACAGGTGCAGATGGTTCCTTGCCTGCTGGACCAGATAGCAGCCCGCCAACGGCGTATGGAACGCACGATGGGCGAGATGAAGGAACGGATCCGCCAGATGGAGCAGACGACAGCGCCCCTGCTGGCACAGCCTAACGAGGACGATGAGGAGACAAGATAATGGAGAACTATACATTCAAGCAAATGCTGGAGGAGGCCCGCAAGGCGGGCGTCACCAGCGAGAAGACGATGTGGGCGAGCATTGATAACGTGAGTGACCTGCTGGCCTCCATTCAGGAGGAACATCCTGAGCTGGCCGACCTGTACTGGCGTTTCATCCGCCTGCAACACGGCATCCTGTACGGGAACCACTACAATGAGAGCTTTGCCCGCTATGATGTGGACCAGATACGTTACAAAAGCCGTGACGGAGAGCGCATGACGGGCGCCCACTGGACCGTAGATCAGGTGTTACAGGCTACGAAGATGTATTCCTTTCCCGCAGGGACCACTTGCTGGGACAAATATGTGGCGCTGAACGCCATGTACTCCGACCTCTGCCTGGATTTGAGCGAGGAGCAGATTGTGAAGGTGGCACACCGCTTCTATTTCTCGGACGAGGATTGGGGAAGCAGCACGAAGGTGTGGGAGTATTTCCTTTGCAAGCAAGGACGATAACAGGATTGCGTCCGGACCGACACAGAGGGGCCGACCCATCACGGGCCAGCCCCTCTTACACGAAAAACTCAGCAACATTATAAGTGATTCTTATGAACCAACCTATCTCACACTAAAGCACTAATTTTCATTTTCTTCACTATTTTCTTCGAGAAGACTCTTTATCAACTCTTCCGCCCCTTCCCGTGTCAGGTAAGTAGAGGCGATGTTGCGCCCCAGCTCATCGGAGACGGCACGGTCTGCCACCAACTGGGGCAGGTTGAAGGCATCCTCATCCAGCGGACGGGATACCAGTTCGTTTTCCTGGGCACGCAGCTGCAGTTGTACCCAATAAGACAGATCACTCCACTGAGCCAGGCTATCCCCGACAAACACCCACGTCTCACACTGTGAGGTGTAGACCGAGACAAAGGTAAGCTTCATGCCCAGCAGGCGGAACTCCTCCGGGCAGGCTATCAGCGCTGTGTCGATGGAGAAACGGTTTGTACCCTTAAGTAGGCGGACGGGCTTGTCTACGGTGTCACAGACGCAGCGGAAACTGTAGACTGCAAAGCCCGACACATTGCAGAGGTTGCCCATGCGGTACACCTTTTCCTCGGCGTATTCGGCGAAGCCCACCTGATACGGGATGCGTTGCCAGGCCGGTGAATAGACATACGCGTCCTGCGTATGGTTGTTACTGACATTGTATTCCGTCAGCAGGAAACGGTCATAGAGACTGATGACGTTGGCCGTAAGGTCATACTGACCGATAGCCTCCGACAAGTCATTCCAGCCCACATCGTACCCAGTTGGGACATAAGCGGCAGTGTAATAAGCGTAGGGAGAGGCTTCACTGAGTGTTCCCACCAAAGCCCAGGAGGGCTCTTCCAATCCAAGGGGAAGCAGGCCGGCTGAAGCAAAATAGCCCGCATACCGTGTGCTGCCAAGGGGATAAACAGGAGCGCTCATTCCGTCACCTCCTCTCTCTTGACACGTGAGGCCAGGTTACGGGCGATGGTCAGTTCCGCTTCCGATATCTCCCGCTCGTTGACGGAGTTATGGTACAGAGCTGCCGTATAATAAGCCAGTGCGCCGGCATACTTCTCCCGCAGGTTGATGTATCCATCCTCCTTGACAGTGAGCTGGGGGATGTAGCGCAGGGTGTATCCGCCCACCGACTTGACCGCATGGGCGATGATACGCCGCGAGGTATCCTCCGAGATAAAGGCTACGGGAACCTGGGGGCCGTTGCCCACCCCCTTGGATGTGGTATACTGCGCCTGATAGAGAGCGGACGTGTCAGGCATGAGGCGGGAGACAGGATAAGGCCATCCCTCCAGTTTGACGCTGACGAAGCGCATGAAGTCATCCGGCAGCGCTATCACGGCATAGTAAAGTCCATCGGGACGAACATGGAAATCGGAGGTGTTGGAGGATGTCATACTGGAGGCATCCGCTTCCACCCCCTCGTTGGCTGCCAGCATAGTGAGAGCGATACGCACAAACTCCTGCAGCGCGGCATCGGTCTCCTGGGTGAACGTGTCATCTTCTACGGCGGCGTCATTGATGAGCGCGCGTACCGTGGTGAGTATATCCGAGCGTTTCATTCGCTGAGCGGGTAATTGTCAAAGGTGATGCCATGCTGGGCACAGAAATCCGCCAGATCCTGCTTGCTGCGCAGTGCGTTACGGTCCACCTCGAAATGGGTTGTGATATATTCCTTGGCCTCCATGAACGAGGTTACCTCCTCGGGGCGTAAAAGGGAATCCTGCGACACGGAGAGGTCCTCTTCATCGAAGGATGAGGCCGCCGCCACCGCTTCCTCTGAAACGGGGTCATCGGCGGGGGTTACCTCTTCTGTCTGCGCCTCCGTCTTTGCAGAGACAGGCGTGGAAGCGGCAAAACGCATACCCGCCGTGGTGTATGCCTTACGTGCAGGGGCGGTAGAGGCAGGCGTGGAAGCTGGCTGAGGCTTCGACTCCTCCGTATCCTCCACCTCTTTAATGCGGCCTTCACGAAACCAGCGGTGCTGACGGATCTGACGCGCCAGGCTCTCATCCTCGGTAAAGAACGAGGCACAACCGCGAAAACACTGAGAAAAGGTGACGTACATCTCCCGCCCCCGGTGGATGACCCGGAACGAGAGGGAGGACTTGGCGGTGAAATGGTAAAGTTTGCTCATAATCTCTTTTTCTTTGAATTAAGAAAGGGAGGGTACGGATTATCCCCTCCCTTTCTGCGTTAACAACTCAATTTAAAACCCAATCATTAGGCAGCTTTTTCCTCCTCATATTCCGGAATGGCCACGCGTGCGTGAGCATCGGGGAACTGAAGCGTCCAGCAAGAGAACTCCTCCATGACTACGGCATCGGAGTTGCTGATGAACAACTCCTTCAGGTCATATTCACGGCGCTCCCAGTTACGGAAAGTCCACTTGTCGAGGTATTCCGGGTCGAGCACGAAAGCACGGCCGTTGAAGCCCCAGCTATTGAAGAGGTCCTGACGATAGAACAGCAACTTGGTACCCATGGACTCGAAAGAAGAGAAATCGAGATGCCAATCCTGATAGTTGTTTTCCGACTTGAAGATGTTGACCGGTCGGGTGGTCTTCAGCAGGTCGAGTGCCTTGTAAATGGTGTTATCCACAAAGACGAGCTTGGTGCGTGAGCCGTTGCCTGCGCCTTCGATGATGTGCGCCACAAAGTCTACTAACTCCTGCTCGGAGATCACGAAACGCTTGACATACACGCCATCCTTAACAACCGGCTGTCCTGCGGCGTCCAGTACCTTTTCCCAATGGCCCAACTCGATATCCTTGCCCGCACGATACCAGATGCCGCCTGTAGTGTAGACGTTGCCCTGGCCGTTGAAGGCGTGCACGTTCTTGATGCCAAACAAACCCGTGGCCTCCATGCCGATGCGCATATCCTCCATGGCCATACGCTCCATGCGGGTGAAGGACCAATCCACTTCTTTCTTTGAGAAACGGTCATATACCGTCTGCTCCACCTGCATGATGAAGCGCTGGCAGTACTGCTGATCAGGAGAAGGGAGCTGATAGTAACGGCCCGTGGAGACATCCTTTTCAGCGGCCGCACGGCCCATACGCAACAGTACGGTGCCCTTAGGCAGCTCAGGAATGAGGAAGTTGTTACCATTGCTGGACAGCTTGCCGTTGACAGCGTAGACCATCGGCAGATTGGTGTCGGAGTTAATGGCGTGTACACGCAACATCAGCGGGTGTTCGGGATCCACCTCATCCGTGTGGTCCTTGTATCCCTGCACCAAGCTGCCATCGGAATTGAGCACCAACAGGGTATCCATAGCTCCGATGATGTTGTTATCCTCCAACTCGATGGCGCGGGGCGACTCCGTGGTCATGGCCTCGGCGGTCTTGGCCAAGGTGGCACGCAGAGGACGCTGGCCCACCGAGTAGTACTTCACCACGATGGAGTCAGACTTGTTGGTGGCGGCATGACGAAGAATCTGGTCGATGGGCGTTCCGGTGAACTTCATCTCCACAATCTTCTTGTCGAGCTGCTTGACGTACCATTCAGCGTCCTGAATCTGTTCCGTCTTGGTGACGGAGGCCTCGCCGCCCACCACCTTGCCCTTGCCATCACCCAAGTCCTGCACGGCATTGCCGTCAGGAGCGTCAGCGGCCAAGGCGTATCCTCCAGAAACCAGGCTCACAAGGAACATGAGCAGCAGGGAGGATGCAAATTTTAAAAAGGAATTAATTTTTCTCATTTTGCTAACATTTAAATTAAACTATGACAATGAAATCTCTCTATCTTATCAGAACCGTCTCCCCATGCGGGCATAACGCTTCAGTGTGGGGTCCGTCTCTTCCTCGGCAGGCATCTCTCCACCACCGGAGGCACCCAGGTCAGTGACTCCCTCTTCGGTGAGCTGGCGATGGGCAGCGCCCGGACGGCTGCGGACACCCGTCTTACGCCCTTCCTCACGGGCCGAGGAGAGACTGGCGTCGCGGTTGAAGGCAAAAAGCAGCTGGGCCCAATCGTTTTCATCGAGGGTATTACTTACAATACGATGGACGAGGCCCTCGCTCTCTTTATCCTCCTTCTTGCCGTAGAGCCATTCCAGCATGTTGGAGACGGTGGCTTCATCGACGTTGGCTTTTTGGGCGGCCTGGGTGAGTGCCTGATCTGTTACGGCCAGATTATCGTCCCACTCCTTGGACCGCTTTGTCTTTTCCGCCTCCTGCTTGATTTGCTCGGCCTCCCGTTCCTTGGCTTTCTGCACCGCTTCCTCTTCGGAGGCTGCCTCGCGCACGATGTCGCCATACTTTTCCACGAGGTATCCGGCCAAGGAGAACGGCTCACCATTCTCATCCAGTCCCGTGGCCATGCCGGAGATGATGCCTGCTGAATTGGGGTCGGTAGAGAGCAGATCGTTGAACTGTTTCTGCTGACCGGACACCTTATCGTAGGAGGAGAAGGTGTCACCCAGGTAATCACCCACGGCGAGCTCGTCATCCACATTGATATCGGGCTGGCGCTCACGCAGACGGTCTTTCCAGCTGCGGCGCTCTTCATTCTTTGTTTGATTGACTGTTTCTGCCATTGCACTATACATTTATATATTACAGTGACAAAATTAACCTATTAGCGCACGGGATTTGGATATAATGAAAACTGAAAGCCATAAATTTGAGCAGCTTTTCAATGAAAGGAAGAAAATGAAGACCAAGGGGGATTACTGCCGGGTACACAACGGCAGGAACCAGGAAATACTGTATCACTACCGCCGGATGCGCAGAACCTGTCAGTACACAAGTCTGTGCGACATTTGTAACGAAATAGCTACCCTGCCCGCCAGCCGCTTTTATATCAGCGAGGAAAGGGGCAAGAGCATCCTTTTGCAATATTCCAGAACAGGACATGTGTATTGCTCCAGCCCGTACAAGCGGAAACTGTATGGCGCCTTCATCAAGGAGGTCATGGCCCAGCGGCGGGCGCCGCTGAATGTGAAGGTGCGCCGTGCGCTGGATAAGGAGGCGCCCTGCCTGGGCGTATCGCCCTCGCGTATCCAAAACATTTTATCGAAGATGGGGGCCAAATGAAACTGCGTCACATCCTATGCCTGATGACAGCTATGGGCTTGCTGCTGCCCTGCAGCGCGAGCATGGCGGGGTGTCCCTACACCTATATGTTGGGGCACGGGAGCGGCGTGCATTATCTTTTGAATATGTGCTCGCAGCTGGTGCTGTGGAAGGTGTGTACCCCCGCCCGCCTGCTGGCGGCATACGGGACCGCCATAGGGTGCTTCTATCTGCCTTCCTCTTATCCGGTGCTGGGATGGAGCGTGATACTTTATTTCCTACTTGGCATGATATTCTATCAACTGCCCGTGGAGAGAAAGATGAGGCTGGCGGGATGTATCCTGCTTTCCTTCTTTTTTCCCCATCTGGCGGCATGGCATCACACGGTGATGTTCATAGTAGGCTATCTATATAGAAAGGTGGAGAGTAAATGGAGAAGGACGCTATACTAAGGGAAGCCAACCGTATGGTACGGGAAAACGAGGAGCGGAAGAAAGAGCTTTTCCCCTCGTACAACCCCATCACGGGAGAAGGAGCGCCAGGAAGACGAAGGGCTATCAGGCTGGACGATTTCCTGGACGGGCAGACCATGTATGTGCCCGTGGAAATGCTGTCAGTGGGCGTGGTGTACCGCCTGGCCCGTGCGGGGAGTGTGGAGGAGTTCTGCTGGGAGACCTACGGGGAGTATGACAGCGATTTACGGCGCACGGTGGTGGAAAGCTTCTTAAGAGAGCGGGCCAAGCATGACTTCTACTTTCATTCCTATATGTACGCCCGCATCAAGAACAAGGACGGCGGAGAGGATATCCCCTTCCTGCTACGCCCGGCACAGGTGAAGCTGGTCAAGCTCATGGAGAAGATGAGGCTAAGGAAGAAGCCCATCCGCATCATCCTGCTGAAGGCCCGCCAGTGGGGCGGCTCCACCTGTGTGGAGGTGTACATGAACTGGATACAGCTCTTCTGGATGAAGTCATGGAGCAGCATCATCGTGGGCCACCAGAGCGACTCGGCCAGCGAGGTGAAGGATATGTATGTGAAGCTGATCACGCAGATGCCCGACTTCCTCTTCTATTCAGACGGGGAGGACTTTGACGAGGATCTGCCCAAGATAAAAGGCGGAGGTACGACCAATATCAGCCTGATACCCCGCCGCAACTGCAAGATAAAGACCGCAACGGCGATGAACCCGGAAGGAGCGCGCGGCGGCGACTCGGCCATGGCGCACTGTACGGAGGTGGCCTTCTGGCCCACCACGCCGAAGATGAACCCGCAGAAACAGATCAAGTCAAGCTGTTCGGGTGTGGGGACCAAACCCTTCTCGTTCATCGTATACGAGAGCACGGCGAACGGACAGAACTTCTTCAAGGACGAATGGGACCGAGCCAATGAGCGGGATGAGTATGGGGACAAGAAATCCGCCTTCGAGCCCTTGTTTGTGGCATGGTGGGAAATAGAGATGTACCGTGAGGACCCGGAGGACCTGACAGAATGGGCCTCGTTGCTGATAGAGCGCAAGACGGAAAAGACGGGCCACTGGGACTATCTTTATTGGCTTTGGAAGATCGGGGCCACACTGGAGGGCATCTACTGGTATCACCACAAGATGAAGGAGTACGCCGACATCCAGGATATGCAGCAGGAGTTCCCCAGCGATCCCGTAGAGGCGTTCAAATACAGCGGCCGCCTGGAATTTGACCCCTACAAGGTGGACCAGATGGGAAGAATGTGCCGCGAGCCGATATTTGTGGGGGACATCTACGGACTGGCGCCCAAGGGAGAGAAGAGCGTGGAAGGACTGAAACTGGTGCCCAGCCAGACGGGCATGTTGAAGATATGGGAGAGGCCGGACGTGGGATCACCTTACCTAAACCGTTACTTCGTCAGCGTGGATATCGGCGGAGACAAGGCCACAAGCGACTACTCCATCATCACCGTGCTGGACCGTATGGACATGATGCTGGAGGACGGAGTGATGAACGAGTATGCGGGACCCCGTGTGGTGGCATCGTGGGCGGGGCAGACGGACGCCGACCTGCTGGCCATCAAGTGCGCCCAGATAGCCCGTTACTACTGTAACGCGCTGCTGATAGTGGAGAACAATACGGCCTATGCGAAGTTTAACGACCTGAATAATGATAACCTTTCGGAGCTGTTCTTCCCCACCCTGCTGCCGCTGTACAGAGATTATGTATACGCCAAGAACCAGAGCGAGACGGAGATTAAGGAGCATAAGGAGACACGTTACGGCTTCAACACGAACCACAGCACCAAGGTGGCTATCATCAAGTATATGAGTCAGTGTATCCGTGACAAGCTGTATATCGAGCGGGAAAAGGAGGCGGTGAAGGAGTGCTCGTATTATATGAAGTTCCCCAACAACACCTACGGAGCCATCCCCGGCAAACATGATGACCGGGTGATGAGCCGTGCCATCGGCCTGTATGTGAGCTGGAAGGAATGGGAGCGCTATCCCGTCAAGAGAATTGCGAGCGAGGCGGCGCGCCGCAAGACATTGAAAAAGCTGAATGATGCGACCAAAGGCGCCACGATTATATTGGAAAACTAACCTTATTAAATAAGAACAAGATGGAAATAAAGATGTGTAAGACACTGGCAAGCAAACTGAACCGCACGGTGTGGCTGTGGCGGGCTTGCCGTGTGTATCAGCAAGGGGCAAGAGAGGCGGAGCGAAAGCACGCCAAAGACAAGCACCGCTACTACTGTGTGTATGACCCAGGGCAAGGCCACCTGGTGGCTATCACCTACGAGATGCACAAAGGACGTGGCGACAGTTATAAATACCTGGTGCAGCGCGGACGATGGAAGAACCGCCTGAGTGTGGAGGAGATGAAGCAATGCTGCTTTTATTACACCCCCTCGAAGTGGACCCGCCGACGCATGACACCCGCGGAGGCCGAAGAGAAAAAACGGGAGTTTCTGCGCTACTACCTGAAGATTCACCAAGGGGTGACAGCATTCCCCATAAAGAAAAAGAAATCGCACGATAAAAAAGAACGATTGTGAGTATCTTTGGGAACACTTTTCAACATTTCGGAGTAACGATTATTATATTTGAGGAAACTAAGTCTTCAATAGGTTATTAGCATATTTTTAATTGTATACTTAATTCTTGAGCGAGGCTCTTCGTTGTGAAACGAGGGCCTTTTTTTATTCCTCATCCTCGTCACTCAGCTCCGGCTCGGGCTTGCCCTGGAAGCGTGCGTTGATGATGACAAGCTGTTCCTCGGCGGAGAGATTGCGTTGCGTCCCTTCCTTGACATCCATCGAG